TTGTGAAATTCTGCTTTCATAATTATATAGTTAATGATTTATGGTATTGGCTTAAGTCTATTAGCTCATCTACAAAGAATGCTTTATATAATGCTATAGCTGCCTCTAGTTTATTCTTTCCATCCTCTAGGGTCTGCTCAGAAGCTTTAAAGACTCCTATGTCTGTAGTTATCTTATCTACTACTAACCAGTAAAAGTCAGGAGTATCATATAGCTGAGTATATAGGTACGCCTGTATGTCGTAATCATACTTTTTAATAGTGAATGCGAATTGATTAGTAAGAGTTCCATCTTTAAGGTGCACTTCTCCTACACCGTCTGCAGTAGTTTTAACGTCTGCTATGTATTCTCCCTTCTTAAGTATATCTGCTTTACCTCTAAATGGAATACCCTCTACAAATCCTATAGCTGGAACTTCTACCTCTGCTCCTTTAAGGAATGAAGTAACTGCATCGTTTTGTAAAAAAGCTGAAGCTGTTCTATTATTCATATATTTCTCTTTCATTGTAAAGGTGTTAGCTTTACCGTACTTCTCTACGTCTAGTTTCCATTTCTTAGTAGCTTTGGTAGAAGTGTCGCAGAAGTGAAATCTATCATACTTCTGAGGCTCTAATATTTGAGTATGTACTAAGTTGCCATCTCTTAATGCTTGACTCTCTGGGTCGGGCTTGTTCTTCTTATGCTGAAACCATTTCGGAGACTTTAAGCAATATTTAATGGAGCTGTATGATAAGCATTTGTCTAAGCCCATAGTTTGATAGTAGAATCCATCTTCCTGCATTCTCTCTAATAGGTCTTCATAGTTGTAGTCCTTGTTATCTAGTAATTTCATTTAATTGTTTTTTAGCGTTAATATAAAACTGTTTTTTCCATTTGCTCAAGTCAGAAGGGTATACTACTCTCTTTACGTCAGCCATCATGATATCCTCTCCTTCGTGAGAATGCTCCATATTAAAGTAGTCATGTCCTAATTCGTGCAATATAACTAACTTCTTTTGTGCATAGGTTAGCTTTTTCCATCTATCCTTATAGATAATGATATGTACTAAGCTATCTATTCCTTTACCTCTAGCTATTGCTGTAGCCTTATTGTGCTTTACGTTAGAGAATTTAACCACAAAGCCATCACCTAATCCTTTATAGACTCCATTATCTTGAAACTCTCTCAATGCTTCGTATACATAGTCTTTTAATTCAGGCTCTATATATTCGTTACTTTGAGCGTTTGTTAGTAAGCTAACCAAAATCAATAATACTGTTGTTATGTTTTTCAATGTATTGAGATTATGTATTTATATGTTAATATAGTTACTGCTATATAAGCTATAGCTTGAGCAGCTCTTAGAAGCATTTTAAGCGTTGTTTTAACAGCTTTAACTACTTTCCCTTGTTGAGTTCTATCATAATCCCTTTGCTCTCTTATAGCCTCTAAGATTAAGTCTTGTCTTGCCTGTTCTCTTTCTGTTAGTCTTCTCATTATCTATCTGTTTTGCATCTCCTCTAGAGCTATTACGTCATCTAAAGTTAATTGGTTAAAATCCACTTCCAAATCGTTTAAGATTACATAGTCTGAATCTATATCTAAATACTGTTCTGCTTTGTAAATCATAATTAAAGTGTATTGTTAAATCCTAAGTTAATTACTCCTTCGTAGATTACAGCTAAAATCATTGCTCCTACTACTAGTCCGATTGTCCATTGTACTATTTTCATGTTCTTGGTTTTATAATCCTTTATGGATTGTTAATAAAATTACTACTATTACTGATAAAATTAATGTGCTCATAATATTTATATTTGTTTCTATGTGTCAAAGATAGTATAATATATTTAACTACAAAACTATATAGTACTTATTTTTAATAAAAAAACCCTAAAGTCTCCTAAAGGGTTAATTTTACTACATATTAACTAGTGAAATATTTTACTAATAATATGAATGCTATTAGAATTAAGGCTCTAATTACCTCTGCAGTTTGATTCATAACTCCTGACTTTCTAAATGTTTCTGTAAATAAGCTAAAGCTCTCCAAGCCACTTTCCCAATATGAAGCATCCCGTCTGTATCCATAGGTTCAATACTATGGTCTATCAAATGTCTAGCTAATGCATCTAGTTCATCTGTACTTTTATTTCTATCCCAGTGTAAAGGCTCTCCTGGATGGTGCTGGTCATTCCCCTTCTGAGACACCTCACTAACGTATTTAATTGCATCTGGGAAGTATTTTAACACTCCACTGAATACAGGAGTACTTTTACGTCTTGAGGCTCTTAGAGCTTCTATGTCAGCATCTAAACTATTATTTGCATCTTCCTGCTCTATTCTAGTTCTTACTGTAGCACTACTACTAACCTTTTTATCGTAGTATAGGCTGTCATCGTTAAGGTCATCTCCATAGTTGTTAATCTTTGGAACTTCTAATCTATCTTCTATCATTCTTCTCATTATAAATCCATTGGTTCGTTAAGTGCATATTTACCTCCAAAAACTATAGCAACACCTATTGCACATTTCTTGAAGTGTTTACCATAAGCCATTGCATAACTACTCTGGTCTATTCCACAACCTACAGCACAACCAAATACCTTATAGTTAGCTCCTACTGCATACTCTGTAAACATCTCAGTATGTCTATGTCCTTGTACTGTAGACATCATGTCATCTTTAGCCTTCTTAGTAGCTCTACCTGATTCCCCGTGAATGTATTGAACGTCATCATAGACAAATCTTTCTTTATAGTTCCAGTTAGGAGTCTCTAATACCTCAGCCATACCTTTAATCCATCGCTTAGGTACACCTCCAGCATATGCTTTACGGGTCACTATTCTATCATGATTACCGATACAAACATCTGCCACTGGGAATGCTTTATACCATCTAGCTAGTCTTTCTATAGCTAAGTCAAGCTCATCACCTCCACCCATTCCATCAGGGTCAGGGTCGTGAAATGAAGCGTAATGGTTATCTATGACGTCTCCGATAAATACTACTTTGTTACAATTGTGTTTAGCATACATATCTTTTGCATGCTTTAGGTAGCTGTCTAAGCAGAATGGTTCATGTAAATCTCCTATCACTAAGATACGGTCTTCCTTCTTAGTTAGATGGTCATAAGCTTTTTTAATGTTACCTTTTAATCTTGGTCTAAAATCCTTCATTTTTGTGGTTTTAATTAATAATTATACAAATTTAAACTAAATTATTTAATAAGCAAATTTTTTATTCTTTTTATTTACTATCTTATAATCTATGATAGACACTAAGTAAGCTAATTCCTTAGCTGCTATATCTATAGAGTCCTGATTTCTAGGCTCTTGTATGTCTAAAAACTCCACTTTGAAGGCGGCTTGTTTAGCCAGCCCTCTCAGCTTTGTTAAACTTAATTTCTGTAGTTTATTTAGACTCATTGTAAACTCTCTCTAATTCATCTACTACTTTCCTGATACAGGGACTACAGTTAGATAATACTCTCTTAGCATTAAATACTCTATTATATACTCCTATAATCTGCTTTTGAACTTCATTAGACACTGAACTGGGTCTTCCTAATGCGAATACTCCTTTTAGAGTCTCAAAGTCCTCTAGAGATAAGTCGTTAGTCTTTCTAGTAGGGAATAGCTTATTTAAAGCCTCTTTGCGAGCTTTACAGCCACAGTCATCAGTTATAGCCTCTACTACTGCTTTTATTCCAGTAGCTTCTGTTACGGCTTCTATCATGTCTCCAAATCCTTTTGGCTTAGCTTCGTTTCCTAGAATGTCTAGAACTACAGCCTTTTTAATCTTAAGCTTTTGAGCTATCTTACCAGCTGCCAACCCGTCATCATGTAATTGAAATACTTTATCTTCATTTGTCATAATATAGTTTTTAGTTATTTTCCTTGTCCTTTGTATGGTTTCTTATACCCTACTTTACCTTTAGAAGCATTCTTAGAATGTACTCCTTTGTTTTTACGTCTGTGTTTTACTAGCATGTTTCTCTTCTTATGTTAGAATACTGTTCAAATAGTTTCTCCGCTATGAGCATCTTAGTCTTCTTTATAGATAAATATATCGTTTGAATACCTAAACCAGTCTCTGCGGCTAATAGTCTGAAGCTTTTACCTTCTGATAAATAAGTCTTAAATAGTTGAAAATCAAACCAGTGCAGATTATCCTCTGCTACTCTGTACATCTCCTCTTCTACTTCATCTCTTTTTATGTCTATAAGGTCTCTTTCCTCATCTATCATTAATTCACCTCTAAGTCCAGCTCCATCACATTTATCAGACAGTTTACCTACGAATACCTTTTTCTTTTTGATATCGTTTAAAACTACTGACCTAATAGCGAAAAATACATAACCTTTAGAAACGCTTCCGTCAGGTTTAATCACCTTCTCGTATAGATTGTCATACCTACTGAGCTTAATGTACACTTCATGTAAGTAGTCTTCTGCATAATTCCTTGCTTTGAAGTTGCTACCGTATACACGCTGTATCGTGCGGATAAACTCTTTCCTATGACCGTCTATTAGTGTTAGTGCCTCAGAAGTCTGAGGACTCACCACACTACTCATAAGATTCAGTCCATGTTAACGTTAAAACTATCAAACCTAGAGCAATCTGAGCTACATGGTCTATTTCGTTCTCATCTTCATAATCTGTATCATTGTAGGAGAATCCTAATAGTAATCCTTTTACAAAGGCTACTTCTACATCTGCTTTAAATACATAAAACATGCAAAACGCTATAAGTATTAATCCTAGTACTGTTAATTGTAATATCATTATCATAATTTAAAAATCTAAAGTTTGTTTATATTCAAGTGTTTCTCTATCTATTGGGTCTCTACCAGCGTGAGTAAATCCACAAGCTCCAGGAGTCATTCTTAGACATACAGGAGAGTCTATTCCAGTTGGGCGTCCTCCAGACTCCGTTTCTTTTACTTTCCTAACGTGAATCTCCGAAATCATCCATTCTGTTTTGTGCTGAGTCATACGGTGTATAGTGTAGACTTGGTCAGCCCTGTTGCCCCACTTGCCCCCGCCCTCAACATCCGCCATGTTAGGTGGCATTGGTAGACCAGCATTATCATGCTCTCTAG